GTTTTTTGCCTCAAAATATATATTTTTTGCAAGACAAGATATCTCTTCGTTGGGTAGATTGTCTATCTCTTCTGCAAAAGTTACTGCCTGAGCAGACAATCCAATAAGACTTACAGCTGCCACTATTGAAGTAGTGTGTTTAAGCCATCTCATAATTATGTACCTCTTTAAATTGTTTTAATAATGTTTCTTGTAATTTGTAAGCTTCCTTTTCATATGGCAAATCAAAATAGTTTTGCCCATCGTGATTGTCATTAATACCTAATTCATTTCTGACATACTGTTTAACGTGAACCATTTCGTGACAGACAGTTGTAATCATTTCCTCAACATCTAGTTTCTTATCAACTTCGATTTCAAAGGTTCTATTGTCATCACCCATCATACAGTATCCAACTGCACGATCTTTAAGATTATTTAGTTGAAATTCTATTTCTATTTTTTTAAGTCTTGGCATCAATTTCTGAAGACAAAATGCGGCAACGTCAAAAACTAATTCACGTTGTTTTTTCTTACCACCGATTACTGAATACATCATTTATAAATCAACTTTATTGTTACACATATAGCTTAACATAAAAGGGGGGCTTTGTCAACCCCCCTTTTTACCCAATGATTTCAGCCAGTTAAGACTGTCAAGTTATCATCATATGTACCATTGGGTTTAGTGATTCGGTTGACTTATGATGAGAGAGAGAGGCGTCAACCAAATCAAACTCATTATAAGTCTGTTAGTGAAAATACATGAATTAAATACCACCAAGTATATTCTTTTGAATTTTCAACTCCAAAAATCCACAGTATATCTATCCAACCAAATGCAAATATAATAATTAAAAGATATGTAAAATATTCACCAATTTCATCTATAATATATTTCATACTCAACTCCTATACCAAATAAAGTGGGCCAGTCCACTGGATTTTAAAACCACCCTCAAGAACATTTCCCCGAGCACCATTCCGAGCAGGAGCATTGTATCCAGCACATTTTAGGATATCTCCTTTTTTAAATTTCTTGTCATTGTCTGTGTTGACAACAAAACCCCAAGCAGAACTACCATTTCGAGTTAGTATTTTTATATACTTCTGTCCTTGTTTGATAACCCAACCTTCAACAAATTCTTTGTGCATTTCTTTATTATCTAAGAATTTTGTGTAGTCGTGGTTAGCTGCTGAAAGCATATTCTGAATACCATCATCAACATTATCGAACTGTTTGTTTACTAAAATTGTCATAATTTTCTCTCTCTATTGACTATACATATAACTTAACATGATTCGGCTTTAATGTCAACGCCTAAAATGGTATTATATATCCAGTTCTAATTGATGACCTTCACCACGCTGTAGTTTCCACTGTATTTGACTATCTTCAGGCGTAGTAAAACCAACATGGTTTGCACCGCACCAAACAAAACCTTGATCTATTTTATAAATTTCGTAAGCGGTGTACACGTTAAAAGTTTCCATACTCCCATTATCATTATCAATCATCTCAATAAGTTCATCAAAAGTTTTACCATAAAACTCAGCCCGTTTATTAAGAATAGTCATTGCACCTTTAATTTTCATTATATAAGTTCCTCAGTAAAAGGGTTGATATAGAAACCATTTGAATTTCCATAGGGTTGATCTAAATAATTGTTTTGAATATCATCTAACATAACATGATGCACAGAACCATTATCCCATAAGATATCCACATCAGTTCCTTGATTTGTATTTTGAATACAAGAAACGAAACCGTGACTTTCCGAAACCATTGATCCCCAAACTCCAATGACTTGTGTTCCTCTTTGAATGTCCATTACACTAACTCCAATGCTTTTTTGAAAAGAAAAGACGCACCATCGTCAGAGTCAAAACCCTCTTCAGTTGCAAAGTCCATTGACGAACCACCGAATATTGTTTCTGCCATTCCTTTAGTGTTTAGAACATACGCAATAGACTCAGGAGTATTACCCCAACCAACTAATCCCACATGACTAAACATTTGTATTCCACCATCATGGGCACCTATGAAATCTACTTGATTTTGCATTTTTAAAACTCTCTCTTTGTTTCTCTATCTTATACTTTACATTACCATTTAAATACTAAAGAGTCAAGTCTTTTATGCATAAAAAAACCCTTGTAAAACAAGGGTTTGATTATTATTTTGAGTTTTTTACATCTTGTAATAGACGTTTTAGTGATTTCTCGGGCCATTTTGATGGGGTGATTCGTTCCACTCTGGGTATCAATGGTTGTTCCTTCTTAGGATATACTATTGATGGCCATTGAATGGGAGCTATGATCACCTATCAGCTCCAGATGCCATGCCAGGAGATTGTGGATATTTGTCAGCTGGTGGGATTGTAAATTCTTCATTCCAACCAAAAGCTTCTCTTACTACGTTTCCAGTTAAACCTTTGTAGAGATTGTGTAGCTTTTTATCTTTAGCTGCACAAACGATTTTTGCTTCATTAGCATGTAAACCTTCTAACAGTTGAAAAAACATTTGTTCTTTCTGGTGTTGTTTAGTTTGCCTATCTGCACCTTTAATAAAGTGCCATAGTTTTTTTGCTTCCATAGCTAACATGGTATGTTCTGTTCCTTCTGGTGCATCATTTGGTGTATAAGGAACATCACCTTCTGGAATTACCCAACTAATATTTGGATCAAATCCAGCTTTAAGTACCATGCGTAATGCATCAGTATTATTATCTCTAAGGATTTTTACCTTTTGATCTTTAGTTTTTGCTTTATGTACTTTGTCAAGTATCTCAGAAAACAGCGGTGTGTAAGTTTGTTCTGGCATATTAAAATTCTCCAATTGTTTCAGTAAGATTTTTCAATCTTGATTTTATAAAATAATTTAGTAGTTTACTTCTGTCACCAAATGGAGCTCCATGAAATTCTGTTAGTATCTCACTTTCCAATTCATTCGGTATTTTACTCAAGTCAATGAGTTTCTCATTTCTTTGGTAATTTCTTTTGACTTCATCTTGTAAATCATTAATATCTATATCCAACCAAGTCTCAATCTTTTTCTTCCCTAAAGGTCTTTGTCTTAATCCATCCGTAAATGTATTGTCAGGTGATAGAACATTAGGTACTCCATCACTAGTGTCGCCTTTAAGTATATGCTCTTTTATATAGGTGTTTGGATTATACCCATTTACATACTTTTTAAGAATAGGTGAATATTGTTTTATATCAGGATACTTCTGTAACTGAATAAAGTCTTTATCGCCAGAGACAATCATAATTGGTTCTTGTTTGTTTTTTACAAGAGTAGCAATAATATCATCAGCCTCTGCACCATAAACTTCTAGGTACTTGTATGGTAGATTGTCTTTGAACTCTGCTTTAATTTTATTCAGAACCTCAAAGATTGAATCCCAATCCAAGTCAGATTTCTCTCTACCCTTTCTACGACTTGCTTTGTAGTTCGGGAAGAAATCACGGCGCCAGTAATGTTTGGAATCATATGCAAGTACAACCTCGCCATATTCCTCAGTAAACTGACTACGATACATACGAACCGAGTTAAGAATCATGTGTCTTACCATATTCTCATCTGGTTCTTTTGATTTAGTCATATTCAAATGCATCATTAGACTAGCTACTGTGATTTGATTCATATCAATAATAATCATATTTTATAATGAGCATTGAAGCTCATACTCCTTCTTTCACCATCAGAATAAAATGGATAAACAGAATGTTTTAACCAAGATGGGAATATTAACATCATTCCGACTTCTGGAACAAATTTAAGATTGTCACTCCTAAAGTCAGACTTTTCGCCATACATAAATTCAATAAGGCCTGTTGATGGATAGTGGTCTTTAAATTCTTTTGCATTTTCCTCACTCATACCTTCTGGTATTTTGAGATAAATAACACCAGAGAAATTACCACTGTGTGTATGCCATGGATTGTATTCGTGTTTGTATTGACTTACAATCCAACTCTGTGCAAGATGGATATTGTCAATGGTTGGTTTTATGCCTTTCGACATCTTAGTCCAACCATATGCACGATTAGAATCTTCCATGTGTTCTAGGTAGGTCAGGCACCCTTTTTTTAGTGTGTCTGATAGGAACTTAGATTCTTTTTTGTCGTATACAGGAATCTTTACTTCCTTTGATACCTTACCAACAAGGTTATCAGAGAAATCAAATTTCTTGGAAAGACTCTCATCTCCCAATACGGCATCACCAGCATTATTAACCAAAGTAATAAATTCTTCTGGCACTTCAAATTGTAAAATTGTAGGACTAAAATTTTGCCATACAATAGGTTCAGCTGTTAGGTTCATCTTCACTTTCTTCTATAATTTCTAATATGTCTGTTAAAATATCTACATCAATTTCAGCGAAAGGAACCTTTACGCCTTCTGTATCAACAATCATTGATTTTGCAATCAATAAACTCACAGGGTGGTTATAACCAAAATGCCTGTAGAGTATAGATTTTAATACTTCATTCATATACCCAACTTCACCTATGAATTCTTCAGATGAAATGTCAACACCATTTTCTGAAAGATTATGAATCATAGGAATCATAAGTCCTTCAGTGACTTCACCTATGAATTGCATATCATCTGCTAGTCTTGAACTTTTCTCGGTCAATGGTTTAACATCAGGGTGAGTCCACGGCCCTTTGATTATATTGTTGTCTAACCCTTTGGTACTATCGTCACCCATTTGATACGCCCCTGTTGGTATTCACCATAAAACATATCTATCCAATATCCATTTTTGAGGTAACTATTTAAATTACG